AGCGGTAGAGCGAGCGGCTGTTAACCGCTTGGTCGCAAGTTCGATCCTTGCCGGGGGAGTTGTTAACAATTTATTATGAAAATTAATCTTTGGTATTGCGAATCTTTTAAAGAATGGAGATGGACTCTAACTGATGATCATCGTCCTATCTTGAAACAAGAATCGGGACAAAGACCAGATCTTAGAGACGCAATGAATGACATTGCAAATACTGTTGAATATATGTTAGAAGCTCAACAATCATGAATAATGTAAAAGTTCATGACCAATTTTTTGAAACTAGATTATATTTTGAATTGGTCAAATATTTGTATAATGTAAAAAAATATGCATTTGGTGAGTTCGATCATTCTTATGCTCCACCAGTAGGTTTAATTGCAGATTTTACAGATGCACTAGAATTTCCATTATCCACTGCTGTATCAAAAATTCAAAAACTTATTCCAGATAATTTAAATCTAGATAGAATCTATTGCAATTGTTTTGCACCAAATGAATTTCCTTATTTTCATATAGATAGCAGTTTACCACAGGAAAAAACTGTATTAGTCTATATTTCTGATAAAGAATGGTCCATTAATGATGGGGGAGAAACGCAATTTTATCAAGACGATAGAATTTTTGGAGTTCCTCCAAGACAGAATAGATTAATTATATTTGATTCCAATATTTTGCATCGAGCAACTTCTTTTCACAATAGGCATAGATTTACGTTAGCACTTAAATATAAAACATGACTTTCGATCTGGATGAATTCTATTCTGAAAATGATATAGAATCTTGGAAAATGGTTGTGGGAGAAGATCTTCATTACCATCTAGGTTCTAGATCTGAAGGTGATATTTTTGAGCAAACAATTCGCAACCTTTATCAATATATCCCAGACAATTCCAAAATTCTTGATTGTGGATGTGGATGGGGTGGACCAGCAAAGATGCTAATGAAAGAAAAAAATTGCAGCATCACTGGAGTTACCATCTCAAAATCTCAGGCAGAGTACATTACAGAATTTCCCGTCATATTGGATGATTTACAAACATTTGTACCAACAGAACGATATGATGTTGCTTTGTTTGTCGAATCTTTAACGCATGTCCGCAATCCGAAAAAAGTTTTGAAAAATATTCACGATCATGTTGGCAAAGTAGTAATTAAAGATTATACTTGGGACCATAGATTTTACAATCCAGTTTGGGGAATGCAATTCTATCCAAGAGATGAATTTATTCATATGCTAGAAACTTCTGAATATAAAGTTGATCTTTGCGAACCAGATACAGATATTGATATTGTAAAAACTTGTTCGTTGTGGTACAATAATTTACAGAAGTTAGATCCAATAAAAATTACTGGTCACTTGAGAGCATTAGAATTGTTATCAATTTCTGTTTTAAATCATCTAGGTTCAAAATATAAAGACGGAGAGGCAGCTCCAATGCTGATCACATGCGCTACTCCAGTATAAATAACACAGAAGAAATACTAGCAGCGCAATAATTATGTCTCTTACAAGACTTGATAATCTGTATTCCAGTAAAACTGGAAAGTATCTGTATGTCTCGCCAGATGACTTTAATGCAACAGATAATCTAGATAACAGAGGTAATTCTCCTCTACGTCCATTTAAGACAATTCAGAGAGCATTTTTAGAGGTAGCTCGTTTTTCTTATCAGCCAGGTGCTAATAATGATCGTTTTGATCAATTTAGCATTATGCTTATGCCTGGTGATCACTATATTGATAACCGCCCAGGTCTAGCAAACTACAGCATTGGTGGCAGCAACACAGCAAGAAACAGATATTTTGATGCTGCTAACTTAATTGAAGCAAACAAAGAACTGATTGCATATGAAGCATATGCAAGAATGCTGGATAATAATCCAGGATTCCAAACACCAACCGGATCTCCACAAGATTGTATTGATGATGTTTTGGATATTCTGAACGCTATTATTTACAACGTTAAATTTGGTGGAAACGATAAAACTTTTGACGCTGCTTTAGTATATCAAAACAATCCAGATTTAATTGCTAGCGAGCAGCAAGAATCTATCGAAGTTTATGATAATGCAAGAGAACTTGCAAATTTGGCACTGATTCAGGCACCAATTTCGCCACTTCTTCATGCTGATTATCTAACCGAATTATCAATCGGAGCACCATTTGAGCAGTACTTTGACCCAACAATCTTAGTTGGACCAAGCATCTTTGGTCAGTCTGGTGCTAACATTAACTATGGTCAAGCAGAAACCTGTGCTGATGTACAATCGAGTGTCAACACTCTCTTCTCAATTATTGAAGAAGGAATTAATGAATCATTGGTATTTGATGATCGTCAAGAACCAGAAACTTTAGGAGAACTTCCTGTATTTAATTTTGATCAGGAGTCTGGTCAGTGGGATGATAACTCTATTATTGATCTGAGAAATCCTGATAATATCTACTGGAAGTTTAATGCCTCTACTGGTGGAGCAATTGTTCCTAGAGGTTGCTCTCTGGTTGGTTATGACCTGCGTAGAACTATTGTAAGACCTCTGTACGTTCCTGATCCAGCAGACTCAAATCAGGGAAGAACATCAATTTTTAACCTAACTGGTGGATGCTATATCTGGCAGTTCACAATCAAGGACGGAGATCTTTCAAGTAACTCTCCTCTATATGATGTAAATGAAAATGTTGGTAAAGTTTATTACCAAAAAGGAAATATTTCTACACTTGCAGTTCCTGAATATTCTCACCACAAAATCTGCATCATGGAGTATGCAGAAGAACAAGAACTTGAAGCTTACTACCAAAAAGTAGGTATTGCATTCTCCAAATACCAACCAACAATTGACGATGATGGAGAATTTAGCGCACTTGTTCAGGAAAACAGAATTGTTGGTCCTCTATCTGATACAAGATCAATTGAAAGTATTAAACCAATTGATACAAACATTGGACAACCAAATCAAAAATTAGTATTAGAAGTTACTACTAAGATTGATCATGGTTATTTTAAAGATCAGTACGTTGCTATTTTAAATACTGGTCTTGATGAAGAAACAAATGGTACATTTAAAGTTGCCAGCATTAGTCCAACAAATCCAAGACTATTTACTTATGAAGTTCCCGGCAAAGTTTCTGCTGGTCTTGGATTAACTAACTTCCAAACATATCGTGTTGGATCCGGACTGAGCAACAATGCTGTAGCACAAGCAGAAATTGACTCTGTGGAATCTGCATCGCCATATGTGTTTAACTGCTCTATCCGCTCTACGTGGGGTCTGTGTGGTATGTGGGCAAATGGTTCTAAGTCAACTGGATTTAGATCCATGGTTGTTGCCCAGTACACTGGTGTATCTCTACAGAAAGACGATAGAGCATTTATTCGTTATGATAACTTTACCAACACTTGGAATCAGGCATCACTGAGCGATTCCTTTGCTACTGTTCCTTATCACACCAAAGGTGATGCTTACTGGAAGGATGATTGGAGAAACTTCCACATTCGTGCTTCTGATGACGCATTCGTTCAGTGTGTGTCTGTGTTTGCTGTTGGATTCTTTGACCACTTCCTGATGGAGTCTGGTGGTGACATGTCCATCACAAACTCCAACTCAAACTTTGGTAATACTTCACTTCACTCTGTAGGACATAAAGGATATTCCTTTAACCAGGACAAGGGAGGTTATATTACAGATATTATTCCTCCTCAAGAATTGTCTGGTGGATATGGATCAAATCCAAATATTGCCTCTACAAATTCAACAAAGATTCCTTATTTCCCAATTGATATTGTATCATCGAACGATCTTTCAAATAAGACAAAACTATTCCTTGGTGGAGATACTGTATATGATCCTAGTTCAAGACCAGCAGCAACTCTAAACGGATTTAGACTCGGTGCCAGACCAGATGAAAAACTATTCCTCAAACTTGAACCAGATGTATCGGGAAGTGGAGATACTTTCTCTTCTACATTAACTCCTACTGGAGTAGAGAGTTACATGGTTGGAATTGACTTCTTGAATCCAACAGGAATTTCGATTGATAATAAAGCACAAGATGCTGCCAACTTAATCAACTCAAATAAAGAGTTTATTCAAGATGAAGTTTATGGATACATCACAACAAAGTATCCAGATCTTCTTACAGATCCAGAACTTACAATGTCACTCTGCCGTAGAGACGTTGGATATTATGTTGATGCTATTGTACAAGACTTGAGACTTGGTGGAAACATCAATAGTATTCAGGCAGCAGAAGCATATTTTGTTGGCGGGTCACTCACATATATCCAAAATGAAAAGGATGAGACTATTGATGCTCTTGGAGTTACGAGAGATTTATGTATTGCAGCAATGCGTAATTGGGATTATTTCCTGACCGGATGTAGTTGCAGTACAGCAACACTTCCAGTAGATGTGAGAGACATTATTAATGTTCCTTCAACTGAGGGTCTTGCTGTTGGCATGAAGGTTACTTCATATAATAATATTAATCCATCTAATAATACTGAACCATCTGGATCTCCTTCTGGTGTTGTACCACTCGATAGTTACATTGTTGAGATCATTGACGATACAACAATTAGAATTGGTGAAAAAGGTCAGTGGATTTTTGGTCCCGAGGAGTATGATCCATCAACTGCAGATAAGTTTGTTACTCAGACAGTAACGGCATCTGGTCCCGGAACTGGACTTTTCCTGTTGTTCACAATGCGTGATGAGCAAGTTCAGACATCACAAGATAATATCATTGCTGTAAGAGATGGCATCTTCTCATTAAAGAGAACTGTGTATGATGATTCTGTGGTTCAAGATGTTGTAAATATTGCATCTGAAACTGAATGTAGTGATATTGCGTCAGTTATTTCTGGACTCTTTACTGATATTACAACTCTTCTGTCTTCTCCATTTGGTGAAGATGGTGTAGAAAGAGTTGAACCATCAACTGATTTCTCTGCTTTATCAAAGAGAGCAACAATCTTTAGAGTTTCTGGTGGTAATCCACATGAGATGGAAACAGGAACTGCTGTTAGACTTGTTCCAAAACCAGCACCAGGAAAAGATCCGGATCCTAGAGTTGTCAGACTTCCAAAGGGATTCAATACAAATACTAAGTATTATGTGATTGCTCCAGGTAGAACTACATCGCCAGAAAATTATTCAAACACTAGCGCATTTAATTCTTCTGATCAAACAGTTTTCATGCTTGCATCCACTCTTGAAAATGCAAGAGCTGGCAACTACATCTATTCACCAGAAACTGATGCAATTGATCCGGACATTATAATTGAAGTTAATAAGTATATTGTCGATCAACAATATGATCTATATCAATACACTTCTAAAATTTCTGTTGGTGCTGGTAGCGGTGTAATTGAGACAGATCTTGCTCACTCTTTTGACATTCCTTCTCCAAATGTAGAACCACAGAAAGTATTCTTTAGACAAATTGATGTTGATACTCCTCTACCACAGAGAACAGTTAATATTGGTATTAACTCATTCCAGATTGCATTAGATCCACAGGATGAATTCTATACAAGATTTATTACTGCAAATCAATTCTGTATCTATGAAACATTTGACGATGCAAGAAATGATATCAATAGAGTTGTATTAAATGGATCTCAAAAATTTGTTTCTTATGCAAACAAGAGATTTAGTCCTCTAAGATTTGATCCAGCACCACTTAGTTATGGAACTAGAACTAATTTAACGGGTCAGTGGTATCTTCAGGTTAAGTCATACAATGATGATGGAGAAAATCCAGCAACAAGTATTCTAAGAAGAATCACAAAACCAGAAGATACAACATATTCAGGTTCCGCCCCAGCATCTACTAGAAGTAATGATACTTGGTTTGAGCGTGTAAATGATAAGAGAATTCCTGAAGATAGAGTTTACAAACTCAGATATGTAATTCCTAAGTATCTAGAAACGGTTAGAGATCCTCTGAATGGATTTGTAATCAAACTCAGAACTGACACCAAGAGAAGACTAAGACCACAGAAGATTGTTCTGAAACCAGTAGATATTAATCTACATAGCACCTCAGATTCTTATAATTCAACTTCTGTTGCTACTTTCCTCAACAACGGAACATTTGATGATACTGGATTATACACAAATCCTGCAGAAAAATTAGGAAGAACTTCCACTTCCTATGAAAATGAGAACGTAACACCACTCTATGATCCATATGTTAACCCTAAGGTTATTGAAACTATTGGAAGCAAAACAGCATTCTCTGTACAATCTGCTAAAGTAGTAACACAATCAAGATTTGAAAATGGAGTTAATGTTCCATATAAGTATCTTGAATTGACTGCCTTTGATCACACAATTGTTAATCAAGGTTTGAAAAATGAGTCTTTCACAGTTGTACAGATTGATGCTCCTCAGGGTATTGGATTTACTGCAAATACTTCGGTAAGCAATGAAACTAACCTAATTCAGTGGAGTGGTCATAGCTCTGGTACTGGATTCCTTCATGGATATTTCACCACATCAAATCCAACAACATCACCAAAATCTGTACAACCACAAAGATATTTCCTGATCATTAAAAATATTATTGATGGCGAAATTAATTATAATGGTTTAGTTGCAACTAATTTCTTCCAAGGAGGAGACAATCTAACTAATTCACTATGCAGAGCAAAATTAATTGCTAAACCAAATAGCACTGGAGATGCTGACGGAAAGAGTAAGTCCGATAGGAAGGACTATCTCTATTCGATCAAGGGCTCTAATGTTTATACAATCACTCCTGGTGACATTGTAAGAGATGATGCTGGTGTAGATTATTACGTTGATTCTGTCAATGATGTTGGAGAAATTGAAGATACATTCTATATCTTTGACATCCAAGAACTCAAGGAAAGAATTCCTGGTCAGCAAGATGGTATTTACTACTTAATTTGTCTCAAAGGAAATGTTTCACCATACCCAGTTGGTCCTGGTGTTGGCACTAACTTTAGAAACTTTAAGTTCTCACAACCTATTTCTTCTCTGTATCCACAAGATTATAAAAATGATCCATTCTGGTTCAAACAGATTGATAATTCTTTAAATGATCCTCCCGCCTCTTATTGTGCCGCAGACAACTATGTGCATGGTTTGGTTACAATCAACGATGCAAGATATAGCGAAACTAAAGAAGCAGTTAGCTTCCTGATCGAGAACCCAGCTCTTGAGGAATATACATTCGATAATGATATTCAGGCAGACATTGATGCTAGACTGAGAGCACAGCCTGGTAATGCTCTTGCTGGTGCTGAAGATCGTAAGATTCCTATTAAGGGTATCAATCAGTATCCAACCGATTCAAAACTTTATGTAGAACTTCGTAGACCATCTATTGCTCGTTCTGGAAACCACACCTTTGAGTATCTTGGATTTGGTCCTGGTAACTACTCAACTGGTTTCCCACTCCGTCAAGAAGTTATTCTTACTGACAAGCAAGACTTCTATGCTCAGGCAAAGAGAGAAGATGGTGGCATCGTATTCTACACTGGTCTAAACTCCAATGGAGACCTTTACATCGGTAACAAGAAGATTAATGGTATTACTGGTGAAGAATCGTTCTTAGAATCTGCTGCTCTAATTGGTTCGGAAGATACTGATGATGAAGTTGGTGGAACTCTCGTTACCACTTTTGAAACCCCAGTAACATTTAACAATAAAATTAGTGTAAATGGTGTTGCTGCCTTCACTCAACCAGTTACAATTCAGGTTGACCCAGAAGATAATATTTTCCCAATTGTTTCTCTGAGAGTTCAATCACTTGTTGACTCTGCAAATCTTGGTGAAGATCCAACTCTTGATAGATCTTCATTCTTGAACAGAAACCTAGGTGATATTACAATTGGTAAAAACAGAATTCAATCTGCGATTTTTGGAATTAATGCTAGAGGTAATACTGCGTATACTGGTCAATCGTATACAGTAAGAACTCACTACATGACTGAGGCAGATGAACTGGGTTCATTTACAGTTAATAGACCTTCTAATCTAACTCCAGAACAATCACCACTTATCTTTGATTCTGGAAACGTTCTATCTGCTAACTCAAATAGACTATTTGCAAATCAGCAAGTATTCTATGGAAATAGTTCCAATGTTCCACAACCAGGAGATATGCTTCTCAAGGGTAAGGAAGTTGGTAAGTCTGGATCATGGAGTTGGATCTATGCAAATACATTCTTGACGATTCCAAATAATTTAATTGGAATTATTGCAACTCCAAAGCGTAATCAAATTGGCGAACTGGTTGTAAATGCTGGTACTGGACCAAACTTTACAGCACAACCTCTTGTTAGACTTGTTTGGGCAACATTGAATGGTGCTCAGTTAACAAACCAAGACATCTTTGATGATTATGGTCTGACCGTAAACTCATTGATTCGTGTCTCTGGCGTTGAGAATGATCTGTTTACAATTTTCAATGGAACATTCTCAATCTTCCCAGATACCTATAATATCAATAGTCCATTCATTGATGTTCGTGTTAATCAAAATATTGCTTCTGTTGATATTTTTGAGGACTGGGGAGATTATGAACCAAATGCTGAAGTTTCTGTTTCCAATTCAGTTTGGAAAGAAATGGGTGTACTTGGTGCTGAGGCCATCAGAACTGAGACAAATAGAATTGGTCAGTATAAAGTTGGCATCAACACAGTTGCTAGAACAAACCATAGTGCATATCTAACAGGATTTGTTGATGCTGCAACCACCGATCCACGCGCAAATCTTGATGTATTTGGTAACACGTTTATTAGCGGTAGAACTCTTGTAGATTATCGTAATCCTGCGTTTGCACAAACACCTCTCACAAGACCACTCAATGATTTAGATAATGCCTTGCTTGTTGGTGGCAACGCATATTCGCCAAATGATCTTGCAATCTTTAGAGTTTCTACCACAAATGGAGGAAGAGTTGGCATTAATTGCACAAATGCACAACTTAATGGTACAGCAGATGCACAAATTTTCAACAAAGATTTTGCAGTACAGGGTAGCGCAGCAATCAGTGGAAATCTGAGAGTTGAGCAAGATGTAGAAATCAATGGTGCCCCATCTGAAGTTTATGACGGCAGTTATGTAACAGCAGATCTTACCTCCAGAGCTCCTACATTTAACCTTGTAAATACTAGTTTCCTCAGCACATTAAATGTTGGTGCATATGCTTCAACAATTAATATGTTCAATACCTGGGATCAATCTCAGACAATTAACATCGGTACTAATGCTGCTAATGATCTAAATGACGATACAACTACTACACTTAACATTCACACCAATTCTGCAAAATCTACAGTTAATATTGGTACAGTTGTTGGAGGTGGTGGTGAGAATGAATCGAAGATTACAATTGGTGGTGCTATTGGATCTCCAAATAATTCTTTCTTCAATATCAAAAATTTCAGAACCATTTTTGATGGTAAACTGGTAATTCGTGGTGGTGCAAGTCAAACTAATGATGTTGGATATATTGAATCTGAAGGTATTCAGAACTTTGAATTCTTACCAGATGGAATTAGAACTCTGAACATTGGTAGACGAGTAGGAACACTGAATATTGCTGGTACATCTGGAACAACTACTATTAGAAATAGTTGCGATATTCTTGGTTCTGCTCTTGTCAAATCCGATATCACATTGGAAGGTGGACTAAGAAATACCAGTCTTGGAATTGAGAGAAACATCTTTGGACAAATCGCCCCAAATTCTGCTTCCCGCACAAATAATGAAGTAACAATTACAACATTATCTAATCATAATTTGACTAATGGCGATACAATTCGTGTTTACCTGTCAATTGAAGATCTTGCACCAGCAGGAACAACAACAGCAACGGTACTTACTCCAACTACATTTAAATATGCTAACGTAGGTTCTAATGTTTCTACTACATTAGTAACTGGTACAGTTGTTAAAGTTGGTGTTGGATCTCCTCAAGGTGTAGGAAATCTAGAACAAAACAATCTCAACGTAGATTATTATGATCTGATCTCGCAAATTGCTCCTCTGAGAACAATTACAACAGTTACTACAGCACCTAATTATAAACTGCTACTTGATTTTAACTATTTTACTGAAAATGATCCAGTAATCTTTACTGATGTTGGAAATCTAACTGGAGTTCAAACTGGAGTTACTTATTATGTTCTTGATTCCGAAGGATCTTCTCTCACGGGAGCAGGTGGAACTGCTGGTATTATTCTAACCACTACACCTGGATCTAACACTCCAATTCCGATTGGATTACAGAGCGGAACAACAGACGCCGGAAATTCTAAAATTTATCTTGCATTCACTTCGATTCAAACTCAGGGTGATGTCCCATGGGGCGGTCCTTCATTCCAAAATCCTGATGGATCTTATAGATTATATGTAAATAATCCAACTGGACTTGCAGCAAATCAATATCTATTGATTAATACTGAAGTTCTATTCACAACAAATGAACCATCTCTGACATATCCATACTATGTTGATGTACAAAGAGGTGTTGATGGAACTAGACTGCAAGCACATCCATCTGGAGATAGGGTATATGCACTTGGTAAGGAAGAAGGTGCTACATACATCTTCCCCAACCCAATTGATTCCACATCTACTTCCCTCAACATTGGAGAATTCTCTGCAGTTGTTGAGCCAGGAGATCTCTTTAGATTAAATGCTGGAGGTGCTGGTGAAGAATGGGTGAGAATTACACAGGTAAATCTTTCCAATGCACAAAAATTTGTCATCAATAATGGTGACTTTGGTGATCAAGTAAGTCCACTTGATCCACTGGAAGTATTTAAAGTTACTAGTACAACTGGAAATACTAGAATTGTAGGAGATTTGACAATTGGTTATGATACAAGTAATAACGCACTTCTTGATGATGATGTTACCAATAGTGCAGCACAATTCTCCAGAACAGGAAGGGCATCCAGCACATCATTTAATGGTGGTGGATTAAATGAAACTGGTGGTGGTAATTTAAGAGTTCACAACTCTATTGAACTTTCTGGTAATCAACTTACGACCTTACCACAGAGACAATATTTCGTAATTACTAATGGTGAGTTCCCAAGATTCCTAAGTGAAACTGCAACTGGAAACACGAGTATCTATGGTGGTGGTAATTTTACAATCTATTCCGATGAATACTATTCAAATGGTCCATGGAGTAAGACAAGAGTTAGCATTGCCGATAACCTGAAGTTTGATATTCAAGGTGATACTGGTAATACTACAATTGCTGGTACTCTAAGAATTGGAGATGATTTAAACCTAGGAACATTGGTAGATAGAAATATACCAGAAGATGGATCTAATCTCTTTACATCTAGAGTATCGATCACTGCTGCAACTGGTGCAACAATTCTTGGTGAATCACTAACAATTACTGGACAATCTAGTGCTACTCCTTCCGATGGTATTCCTGTTCTTGATGTTCAAGGTATTGGCGTAAGTGGCAACAAACCATTTACTATTAATCAGGATGCTTCTATTAATGCATTTGGTAATGATAGATTCTTTACCAAGAATGGTGGAAGAAAACTGATCTTTGTTTCTGAGCAGGGTAACACACAGAATACAGCAAGAACACTCATTCCTAACCTGACTTATGCAGTAAGACCAACATCCAATCTTGTTCTTATTCTACCGACTTCCGGTGTGGAATCTGGTGATACAATTAGAATTGTTGATGTTGGTGGTGCTCTGAACTTTGCAGTGAACCTTGTAATTAGATCTGCTGATCCAATTCAGGGTCAACTAGGTGGAACAACTATTGGTGGACTTGTATCAACATGGGGTGGCGGTGAACTTGTTGTCAATACTCCAAATGCAGCATTTGGACTGATTTATCTTGCTTCTGTTGATGGAGAAAACAACTCTATTCCTGGAGCAAATCAAGGTTGGTACTTAACCGAAATCTAAGATGACAATATTTCTAAACAGACTCAAATCACATAGAGGATTCCCTGTAGGATCTATTATTCCATGGTCAGCATCTGCAGGAGATATTCCTAAAGGGTGGGTTCCATGTAGTTCAAGCACATCGCTTAAAACTACAGATTATCCTCTTCTGTATAGACAAATTGGAAACATTTATGGAGGTTCTGCTGGAGTTAATTTTAGACTTCCTCGATTGAATGATGGCACTAGTGCCGCAATGGATATGTTTAAGGGTCATTTTTATTATCTTCAGGATAAAGGTGATGCACATAAACCCGAAAAATCCGTAATTAGTGATGATACATTTTGGCAAACAGTTGGTGGTGCTTTGACAGGCAATGCTCCATCTACAACACAGACAAATTATGTGTCAACAGTTGATATCGTTGGAGAATTGAGTAATACAGACCCAGTAACTGGATCTGAATTGCAATTGTCTGCACTCTATAGTAGTTTTGAATTAATTGTTGGTGAATTTACTCAAGTTCTCATCCCATCTGGAAGAAAATTGGGAGACAAACATATACCAAATCATGGTCATGGATATAGTATTGCTGAAGGAGATGTTACAAACTATACAACCACTTATGGAACCAGAGCAAAAGATTGGTCTGGTGGAAGTTTACATGACGACTTTTTCTGTGATTTAGATTCAGAATCTGCTTGTATTCAAAGAGCAATTCCATTGGATCTTAATGGTACTCAAATGGCATCGATGCCAAATAACATTGGTCCTGGAGGATTGGCTGTAAGTTGGGCGTCGGCAGATATTAGATGGGGAGGGGGTTCATTTGGTGTTTGTCCCGGTGGTGAAACTGGATCACAATGTTATGATCCAACTCAAGGTGCTGATGGTTATACTGGTGGTGATATGTGGGCACATAGAGGTGGCACCAAATATTATTGGTCAAACTTATCTAAACCAGCAAGTGTTGCAGCAGACAGAACTTTTGCTAATGTGAGTGATCATGGTCATGCCGTTATGCAATATACATTCTCTTCTAAATACATAAGAGTTCTCAATCCAGCATTAGTTTCTGATGTTAGATTAAATAATGTTGCTATTATTAATTCAACCGGACTCAATTTTGGCACAATTAATGCAAATACTGCCACACCAAATTTAACAATGACGTACATTATTAAAGCTTTCTAGTATGTCCTACTATTCATTTCAAAAGGGAAAACATGGCGGAACAGCAGGATTTATCTTTCCTTTTTTTACGGCATTAAATGGTCTTACTCCAGATGAACAATATGCTGAGTTAATTCCTGCTGGATTTTTGAAGTGTCAAGGACAAATTTTACCCGCTTCTCAATATAGAGCACTAGCATCAATTATTGGTGTTGGAAGTAATTGCATTTACAAAAAAGAAGGAGTCGAATTAGATGAGGCAGATGATAACGGAGAAGGTGGACAGATACAATTACCAGACTTAGGATCTAAATATATTGCTGGATCTATAAATCCAGGAATTTACAATAATTTAGAAACATCTGTATCAAATACACAGAGAGCAGGAATTGCTGTCGAATTGTTTGCGCTTGGGGACAACATTGATTTCTTTTATAGTGGAGATTTTAAAGTTCCATCGAGATCATTGAGTGTTACTGGAAATATCGCTAGCGTATCTCCTCCGTCTTCAACCCCAAGAACAACACTAACTCAAAGCAACTATTTACCTCATGGTCACAACTCAACCTTTAGTGTAGCTAGAAGAATCAATACTAATTGTAGAGCAATTAATAGTGCTACTTGGAGGGCAAATAATTACTACTGCAGTAGAAGAGGTAGAGTATGTTTTGGTGATAGTAATTTTGGTGTGAAATTTACAATTGTTGAACTGACGGAAAGTGGCACTGATGCTGGATCTACACATAATCATACTGGTACTTTGCCTAGAATTACTTCTGAAAGTAAAGCAGCATCGATGCAGGAAACTTTAATCAATGCATCATCTATTGTTACTAATGTTAAAGTGAGGACCAATACACAGGTGAAAATGGACGAATTCGCTCCAAAATACATCTTATGCGAATATCTAATTAAGTACTAAGGAGTAAGTTAATGGCAATTAAAATTCTTAGCTTAATTCCTAATGGTGGTCTCACTACTGATGGATATATTTCGGCTGTTACTTTAGTTAATAGCACAATTACTTGGGAAGTAACCTTTTTAGATACAAATCACGCATCTGGTGGTATTAATGCAAACAACAGAGTAAGTGTTGTAGCATTTGAAGTTACTCCACAACCCGGTGCTGGACTTGCTCCAATTGGAATTGATAATGGTGGTAGTGTAGTATATCAATCTATTCCTGGAGCAACATTTACCGGAATTGCACCAACAACTCAAGAAGAAATTGAACCACCAACATCAAATACTCCTGGTATATATCGCGTTACTTGGGAATCATCTTCGCAAAGTATCAGCAATAACGGAGATTTTTATAGAGTTAAATTAACTAATGGATTAAGTGGAGAAACAATTACATCAGAAATTCATTATTCTGATGGTGCTGCCCTTGTTCCTGGTGTATATGACGATGAATACTACAAAAATTTATCTGCACAATTTCCTGAAGGTTTAGGACCAGCTGGAGATCCATCGAATTTTGCTGATAATAATTTTGATAGTTATTTTGCTGATATTGGACCAAGACAAGTAGTTGTTAATGCACAACCAGAACTTGTCTCAGTTGCAGAGAATTATAATCCATCTTATATTGTAAGTGCTGGATCGACAGTTACAGTTTCTGCTGCTGCTTCATATACTAACTTAACGGTTAGTTCTCCAGCAGCTGTATCCGATATTGTCATCACATGGCAGAAGAGTTATAATTACGATCCTAGTACAGGATCAGGAACTTGGGAAAATATTACGCTCCCATCTTCTGTTGCAGGCGAAGCAGACTATGCTGAGGTTACTGCTGGTGGTCAATCTGGACCTTACATTTATGCTGTAACAGCAGATGGAGATCAGTATGCTCAGCGTAGCACATTAGAGATCAGTAGTATTGACGCTGGAGCAAATAATCTTTATTTTAGACCTGTTTATTTTGGACCATCTGCTCCAATTAATACTATTATTTCACAGAATCCATTTAGACTGATTGTAGATCCACAGATTACAATCATCAGTCAACCGGGACAAGCAGCAAATAATACCAAAAATACTGCATTTTGCTATGGACAGGGAAACACTAGTAATGGTGTATATACATCAGATTCTGGGGGTGATATTAGAATAACAATCTCTGCTGTGAGCTCCGTTGGGGGAGGATCAACATTAAATTATAATTGGCAGTATAGAATTTTTGATGATGGTCATGATGGAACTGATCAGACTGAAGTAACCGCTTCTGGATGGACTGGTCTCTCTCAAGGTGGTGTCGGTGCAAACAATTACTTCAGTATAGTACAAGGAACATCAACTGCAGATACTCAGGTTCTTCTGAGAAGAACTGAGTACTATGATAGGTATCAATTTAGATGTCTTGTTACTGGCAGTACTGGTGAAAATCAGGTTATCTCTGATACACATGAAATTTATATGAGGGATAATAGATCTTGGCCAACTGCATTTAATGATCAGGGAAGCGCAGCATATACAATTACAACAAATGAAGATTTTTATGGTAATGTAACAGATAGAAGATTACTCACTTTATATCCAATTAGAACGGCATCTTTTACATCAAATCTTGAAGTTTCAAATTATCGTGGTATTCAAGGAAATGTCAGTCTTCAATGGCAAAGATCAAATGATAATGGATCTACATGGTTCGATGTAGGAAATCCTGATCAAACAATTACATCATTTAGAACTGATGGTGATGCAGGAAATCCCGATCCAGGAAGTATTTTATATCAAATTGGATATACAACTCCTCCATTGAAAATTGGACAGAATAGTGAATTGGTGAATCAAAATGATAATAATAGTAGATATAGAATTAAATTGACATCTAGTTCTTACTATACATTTAATCCTGGTGGTGATAGATTAGATCCATCAACAATGAAAACTTTAATTCCGTGGTATTCCACTGATGCTGGATTTGGATATTATGGTACATTAAGTCTGTTTAGAGAAATCTTTATCATTGGTGAACCGAGTACTACGGAAGTTTTTATTCCAAATATTGCTGCATTTGAAGTTACTGCTGCTGCAACTAGTGAGGCATCTGGACTTAGATATCAATGGCAAGTTTCTACTGCCGTAAATAATGCACCATCAACCTGGAGTAATTTAAGTTCTGGTCCACTATTTGGTGTTACTGGACAAAACGTGGTATCTGGTCAAAATACCACAACGCTAACAATTTCTAACACAACGATTGCCATTGACAAAACACGATTCTTTAGGTGTATTGTTTCTTTTGATGCCTCTGTGAATCCTGGTGCTCTTGCATCTGTAACTTCACAACCAGCACAGGTTAGAGTTATTCCAGATAGATTTGATAGAATTACAACCATTGACGATAAATTTGTTGATGAATTCCAAGATGTAGAGTGGACTGTAGAAGCAACTACTCTTTCTCTTGCCACTATTACATTCCAATGGCAAAGAAGTTATAATTATGGATCTTTGTTTCAAAATGCAACTTGGTCAGATCTCACAAGTGGAACGCAAGTAAATGGAGGAACTATCACTGGTGCCTCATCAGTAGGAAATACTTCTACTCTATCAATTGGCGGCGTTCGCTCCGCAGTTGATAAAGGATACTACAGATTAAAAATGACATCTTTAGGTGGAATTGTTGCTTATAGTAACGTTGTATATCTTGGTGTCAGCAGTGTAGACATTATCTTTACTAAGAATTTTGCAACTTCTTTGACATTTATTGAGGATAGTGTAGTTAGTCCAGCATTTGAAGTATCTGCATATGCTACAACTGGTCTTGATGTTTCTTATAGGTGGGAATACCAAAAAGTTGGAGGCACTTCATTTACTGCGTTTGCTCTTGGACAAAATAACGAACCAGCAACTTCTAATCCATATCAACCAATGCCATTCAATAAAGACGCAAATTGGGATGGTGCTCAAATCAGAGCAGCTGCAATTATTCCTACACTTACAAAATATAGTAATGTAGCAACAATTGATGTTAGAAGAAGATTCTATTATTATGCTGACACTGCAGTTAGAACAGTTTCAATTGGAACTGCATTTAGTTTGGATCTAAGACCAAGTTGGACTGGATTGACAACACCAACATATGAATGGGAATATAGTGCAAATAGTGGATCTACGTGGCAATCTGTAAATAATCTTGGAGCAGTAAATAATCTTGAAGTGTTATATATTGCTAATGTTCTTTCTAGTTACGATGGATATCTCTTTAGATGTAAGGTATCTCTCCCTCTTGTAGATGATTTCATTTATTCTAGAAACAATATAGGATTCGTTGATACAACAAATCCAGATGGAACTACAATTTCAGTTGTTGGATATGGATACACAGAAAATATTGAATTGAATGCCATCAGTGCTCCAATTTATCCAGTATATGCATCTGCAGAAACAGGAAAAACTGGATGTGCAGTTGGAACTGTAATTTGCATTCCAAAACCACCTGGATATGTCAACAACAATGATACTGCTGTTGTTGATGACATTTCATCATGGGGTTGTGCTCAATCTGGAGACCCATTCTCTACTGGAAATGTAACTTCTGTGGTGACTTCTGGAGCAATATTTGATCAAAATCGTTCCTATTTGAATAGGGGTTATAGTTGGATTGATACGAATACATATCTATTCAATTCTGCTCTTGGTGAAGTTCGTAATACTCTTAGATTGCCAAAATGGTTACAAGTTGATGATAGATTCCCTGGATTTATTGAACTGAGAGGACAATGGTTACTTAGATCTGAATTTCCACTTTTATATGAAATCATTGGAGATGAATATGGAACTAGTGGATCTGGAGTAAACTTTAAATTTAAACTACCAAACCCATATTCTAAAAAGATTATGGGAACTGGTGCTATCAATAGTCAAACTGGAAGAACTAGTGTTGTTCCATTATTTGATGCTAATGGTAATTCTGGTGGTGATAGATTGATTCCTGGAACAATTGGTGGTGTATACTTATACGAGAAATCTAGACAATTGCCACCAGGATCTCCTAATGTTTCTGGTCAACCAGATGGAACTGCTGGATCTCCAGACCCAGCAACATTTACTCTGGGAACATACAGAACTGATGGATGGGAAGATGCTCAGGGAATTACATTTACTAATTTTGTTGGTAACTTTACATTTAGAGTTGGTCCCCTTGGCGGTGCTCTTGTTGCATCTCCTCCACCTCACCAGCATGTTGGTGTTGCAATCAGTGCTCAACAAGCTAGAGCAAGTTCAAACTGCGAAAGATCTTCTTTTATAAGTCCTGATTTCTATGGAGTGGATTATGGTGGAGGAGAACTTTTACAAGGTCCAGAATATATTGGTGGTGATGAGCGTGGTATTACACACACTCATGGATTATCTGACGATTCTGCACAATCTGGAAATAATTACACACTAAATCATGGAACTGGAAAGGGTGACGTTGGAACGGGTGATACCTATACAAACAGCATCAATATTAATTTCATTCCTGGTTCTACTGACCCAACATTAAACGTGTTTCTGGAGTTTGCTGACGTAACAATGTCCATTGCAAGTAGAAACAAATTTGATAATGCCCTTAAATTTTATGTAAGAAATTCTGAACCAATTCCAATTATCTCTAATTATTTTAGAGTCAAGTGGATGATTAAAGCATACTAAATAACTAAAAAGGTTCTATAATGTCTATTTTATTGTCAGCAAAACTGAACCATCTTAATTTGCCTGGATCAATTCCAAGTCATATTTTGTATGGAAATCGAAACTACAATTTGACTGCTGCTGATTATCAGTATGTAATGGAGAATCTTGGTAGTGAGTACTCTAATGATACTGAAAAATTATCTGTTTTTAGAGTAGAAAAGGATGACACTACTGGTCATGTGATTTACTTCTGTGAGATGGAGAAAACTGTATTTGATTTCCGTGAAAGAGAATACATTAAAAGATATGCAATCAAAGAACTTACGAGCGAAGAGAGTAGTTATCTTTACGAGAAGTTTAAAGATTTTTTGAATAGATTTTATACTTCAAATATTGATGATTTTTATAATTATGTTGTTGACAATGTTGGTGGAACACCTCTAGTTGCTGCTAATATTCTTGAAATCAGAAATGAACTTCTTAGAGAATCTGATAGATACATGCTTTCTGACTATCCTCATGCTTCGGAAGAAGTAAAACAGGCATGGATTACATATAGACAAGAACTTAGAGATCTTACAGATCAAGAAGCATATCCTAATGATTTTGTTAACATTCAGATTCCTGTAGCACCAGATGCTTTCGCACAATTTGATGTACTGAAAAATTATATCAGTATTGATAATACATTACTGAATGAAATTGGACCTGAGTTTATGCAGGTTGGTCTTGATAATATGATTAAGAATTTTGCTGGTGCTGCATTAAAAGTAGAAGTTCTTAAGTCTCTGTCTAAACTGAGAATTCCAATGTTTGTTGAGCAAGGATTGACAGCAGAAAGAGTTGTTGAGCTAAGAAGTGGTTTGGATAGAGCTCTATTTGATATTGGTACATATGAGAATACTTCGGAAGAGAATCCAGATGCATGGAACGATGCCATGGGATATCTCAACTCTAAAGTAGAAGCAATTAACGAAAAGATTGCTGAATATGATCTTGGATTTACAGTCGAAGATCTAATTGATGAACTTGTTGAAGAAACTAAAAAATCTATTGCTGCTGAGCAACTAATTGACGAACTATGAAAAATTTAATTTTTGGATCAAATATCTTTACTGAAAGAGAAATTCAGGAGATGCTTGCTAAATTCACTCACAAGTGGGTGGTACATATTAAAGCAGTTGGATTGCTTGAGAATCCTGATAAAGAAATGGATACTTGGCAATTTTATTCTGTTATTACACCAACTCCAGTATTGAATGCATTAATCAATTCTGCTAAAGACTCACGCGAAGCTTATGTTCTTTTAGATACAATGGATGAGGCAACTGAAGCATATGAGCATTGGTTTGCAAAAGAACCTGAACTTTTAGAGTCTGAAAGGCATTTATATGTTAGAATGGTTATAATGTCACCTGATATGAGCTATGTCTTCACAAACGAATCTGCAGCACCTCAATGATTTCATTAGGATATCAGAACAGCACAAAATTACACTAGAATTTGATTCTCCTGAGATCCTAAAGACAGCATTAGATGAATATCGTAATTCTATACTGGATTATGAAATTCAAAAAAGATTTAAAGAATCAACTTTTATGATTCTTTATGAATTGGATTTGGAAAAGAGAAAGACCGTATCATGTGGTGCTGTTATATCTCCTGCATATGTTCATTTCACTCCATATTCTCCATATGTTGATAGACATCTAAAAGTAATAAGATTTCTATTTGATCGTTATCCTGTGCTTGATATTGATGCTGGTTTTATGATCATGTGGTCTGGAAAGGAACCTCATGTGTTTGAGAATACAGAAGGATTTGGATATGTGATTCCATCATATGTTCCAATTGGTGCGCCACCAGTTACAATTACTGATGAAGAAGTGCTCAGTTTCTATGAAAAGGCATTGCTTTCTCCAACACAAAAGAAATTTTTAATGGATCAATTTGACATTGTTGGTCCATATTATGCTGAATTTGGCATGGATTCAACTACTCCAAATAAGTATGGATTTCATGCACATATTAGGGAAGATGTGATAGAAAAACACTATCAACCATGGGCAGATTATAAAAATATGCATGGTGTATTTGATATGATTAATGCAGCATTTATGGGATCGTTAATATCTGTTCAAATGTCAACAGATAATAGAGATTTTTTTGGATTTGAGTTTGGTATACCAATTGATCATGCAGCAGGGTTTATCGATAGACTAATTGAATTTAAATGTGTGGATGACGATATCCTCAAAACATTAAACTCTATTATATTTCCAGAGTTTTTGGACAATATTGTGTTTAAACTCAGGTGGGAGAATAAAGATACACAAAACGTAAAAGTGTATCTTGAGACACAAAGTAGAGAGTTTATCGAGACCAGTTTTTAAAGTGTCACACACCGCTTGACGGCAGCGGCAAATGACCCTATAGTATGAAGACAAACGTGATTCGTTATGAACCTCCGTCCCCACCAGCAACGTGCTCTCGCCGCCATGGAGAAGCATAACACGGGTCGTATTATCATCCCTACGGGTGGTGGTAAGACTCTGATTGCTATTGAGGATCTCAAGCGTCGTCTGCTCGCTTCTGATGCCCCTAAGACTGCTGTAATCGTTGCTC